GATATATCAATGGACAAAGTGCAGCACAGATTGCAGCTCTCTATGAAAAGATTGCAAACTTCTCGGTTCAACTTCTCTCCGCAGCCGCCGAAGGCCCAAACGAAGACTAGCGCGCAGACAGCTCTCTGTTATCTCGACTACCTTCGAGAGACTCTCCCGAATGGGTGGTCATTTACGGCTCGACATCTCATCGCCATCGCTTCACACCTTGACGCTGTGGAGCGTGGTGAGATTGATAGACTCGCGATCCACATGCCGCCACGCCATGGCAAAACAGAGACCGTCACGGTCCGCTATGGCGCCTATTGCATCGAGCGAGATCCGTCCGCGAACGTGTTGGTCACTGGCTATAACGAACGTATCGCGAGGCGCTTCAGCAGGAAGTCGCGCCAGATCGTTTCGTCCAGGACAAAGCTCGCGAAGGACAACGCCGCACAGGATGAGTGGTCGCTTCCAGAGGGGGGAACCTTCATGGCGCGTGGTGTCGGCTCACCTCCAACCGGTGTCGGCTTCAAGCGCATCATCATCGATGACCCGATCAGGAGTCGAGAGGATGCTGAGTCTGCGTTGTATCGCGACAAAGCATGGGACTGGTACACGGACGACCTCTACACGAGACTCGAACCGAAGGGCGCTCTCATCATCGTCTCGACCAGATGGCATCACGACGACATCACCGCTCGCGCAATCAGTTCGGAACCTCATCGATGGACTGTACTAAACCTTCCAGCCATCGCGGAGGAGAAGGACCAGATCGGTCGAATGCCTGGTGAAGCTTTGTGGCCTGAACGATACGACGTCAAGGAACTCGGACGCATCAAGGAGGTCATGGTCGCGAACTCCGGGGACTACGGCTGGAGCGCTTTGTACCAGCAACATCCAACACCTCGCGAGGGTTCGTTCTTCAAGTCAGATCGGATTGTCATCGAGAGCGCCATGCCAAACTGTGCAAAGATGTCCCGCGCCTGGGACCTCGCAGCCACAGCTGGTAGTGGTGACTACACTGTCGGTGTAAAAATGGGTCGTGACACGGATGGCCGCATCTGGATACTTGATGTCGTGAGAGGTCAGTATGACACCGACCAGCGCGATAAAGTTATAAAGCAGACAGCTGCTCTTGATGGTCGTGGCATCAGGATTCGATTACCGCAGGACCCGGGCCAGGCTGGCAAGAGTCAAGCGATGCACATGCTCCGGCTGTTGCATGGTAGTGCTGTGACAGTCCTGCCGGTGACAGGATCGAAGGATGTGCGCGCTGAACCGTTCGCGTCGCAGGTCGCTGGTGGAAACGTGTACATGGTTGCAGCTTCGTGGAATCGCGAACTCCTGGACGAAATGCGAACATTTCCCTTGGGGAAGAATGACGACATCGTCGATGCATTGACTGACGCCTACGACGAGCTCGTCGGTCGTGGCGGTGGGTGGGGTGCAGTATAAGACATGATAAGGACACAATAGTCACATGGGACTCTTCGATCGCTTCATCGGCAAAGCCACTGCCGCGCCAAATGCACTCCTTCCGCCGCCGCTGATTCAGCGACAGACGTCCTATTTCACCGGCACAGGTAACGGCGACTTTTGGTCCCTGCTGACACGCAACCTTCCAGGCTCGAGTTTCAACTGGAGGAACCAGGCTGGCGACCTGATGCTGAACTCCATCGTCGCGATCGGCATGGACTGGTATATTCGCAACTGGTCGCAGGGTGTCCCTGTCGTCCGTCGACCGATGCCTGATGGACAGGTCGAGACAGTCGCAGATCACCCGATTCTCCAGCTGCTCGCACAGCCAACACCGAACGTTCCGCCTTCGCTCGTGTGGTCGTGGATTCTCCCTGACTACCAGCTGCTCGGAAATGCCTATTTCCGGAAGGTGCGCGTGTCTGGTCGTGTCGTCGGTCTGCAATACCTAGCGGCTGACATGATGAGACCTGTCGGTAACAAGGTCAATCCGCTCATCAAATACCAGTACACGGTGGATGGCACATCGTACGACATCGCGCTCGAGGACTTGATTCACATCCGCTATGGTCGAGATCCGCAGGACAGTCGCTTCGGGCGCTCTCCGGTCACGTCTGTTCTTCGTGAGATCGCCACCGATAACGTCGCCGCATCAGCTGCATTTGGCATGGTGCGAAACGGTGGCATGCCAAGCATCATGGTCGGACCAGACTACAAGGGCGGCGTCGAAGACCTCAGCGAAGACGATGCACGTCAGACAAAGCGGAAACTACAGCAGGACTTCACCGGTGATAACGCTGGAAGTGTCCTGGTGATGACTGGTCCATTCAAGGTCGAGCAGGTCTCACACAAACCATCCGAGATGGCGTTCGACGAGATTCGCCGCAAACCGGAAGAGCGCGTGTGTGCAGCTCTTGGACTCAATCCGCTGGTCCTACAGCTCGGCAGCGGTCTCGAGCGCGCAACCTACAGCAACCTCGAGCAAGCGACCAGGAGTGCGTGGACTGACGGGATGATTCCGCTCATGCGTCAGATGAGCGAAGCGCTCACCATCGCACTGCTTCCAGACTACGAAGAGACGCAGCCTGGCGATTACCTCGAGTTCGATGTAACGAATGTTCCATCACTTCAGGCTGACCTCAATGAGGACGCCGAACGGGCGGAGCGACTTTACAAGAGTGGCATCGTGGATCTCGCAACAGCCAAGCGTGTCGCTGGTGTGACGCCTTCGGATGATGACGAAGGTTACTATCATCCAACCGCTGTCCCTGTTCAGATCGGCGCGCAGGAACTGCTGGTTCCTGATGCTGCGCCTGTCTCGACAGCTCGAACTGCCGATGAAACTGCGAAGCTGGTCGGCGCTGCTGGTGCTTTGATTCGTGCTGGTTTTGAACCAGAGGCTGCACTCCAGGCTGTCGGACTCAACAGCATCCAGCACCTCGGGCTGTTGCCTGTCACGGTGCGCCAGGAAGAGACCAAAGCATTCGACGATGCATCTGAGCCAGGACTGAAGTTCTTTCCCTCCAAAGAAATGAAGGAAGAAGCACAGCGCGCCATCGAGTGGCGTGATGCTGGTCGTGATGGTGGGACCGCTGTCGCATGGGCCAGGGCGAATCAGATCATCGATGGCGAGAAGCTCAGTGAGTCGACCGTCCTTCGCATGTACTCCTTTTTCAGACGTCACGAAGTAGACAAACAAGCGGAAGGATTCCGACCAGGTGAGGATGGTTATCCGTCCGCTGGTCGTGTCGCATGGGCCGCATGGGGTGGCGATGCTGGTTACAGATGGTCGACAGCTGCGCGCAAAGAGATCCTCAAGCGCATGGCACCGAAGGAGAACGGGAAGTCGTACCATCCATACTACGGGTACGAGTTGACTGACACCGATGCCTGACATCTATCAAGTCAACGAGAGCTACAGGAACAAGCTCCGATACCGTGAGAACGAAGTACTCTCCGAGATGAGTCGGACGTACGGTGTTCTCCAGGCTGACAACCTCAAGCGCCTCGAAGCGGTGACAGCCGCCATCGAGGAAGCACAGGCAGCAGGTGAGGACATCACTGGCCTCTCGGAGTACATGCTCCGCCTCGAGGCGCTCAATGTGCAGATGGCTGATGAAGTCGCACGATGGGCGCCACAGGCGACCGACATCGCAACAGGCGGACAACGACGCGCCATACAGCTGTCGCTGGACATACAGGAGGATCTCGTGCGAGCAGTCGCAGGTGTTCCTCAGTCGGTGTCGCTGACCGCTGATCTGATGTGGAATCGGCTCCCTGTCGAAGCGATTACCAACGTCGTCGGCTTCGCCGCTGACGGCTCACCGCTTGGCGCATTGTTCGAGGCCATCGGTCCATTTGCACTGGACCACGTCACGATCGGCATCGCGCAGGGTCTCAATCCGCTTCAGGTCGCACGAAGGATGTCGAGGACGTACGAAACTCTCGCTCCTTCACGAGCTGCTACCATCGCACGGACAGAGATGATTCGTGCCAATCGCGAGGCACAGCGACAGACCTTTGAGGCGAATCTGTCGATCGTTCGTGGGTGGCGTCGCATCTCAGCGGGTGATGTGAACGTGTGTCCTGTGTGCTGGTCGCTTCATGGTGATCCGAATCCTGTTGCAGATGTCGTTCCTTCGCATCCAAACTGTAGGTGTACGGTGATTCCAATCACACCGACGTATGCTGAACTCGCAGGACTGCCGCCAGGCAGTTTTGATGAACCGGAAGAACTTCCGACCAAAGAGGAACAGTTTCGGATGTTGAGTGAGGCGGAACGTCGGCAGGTCTTAGGACCTTCGCGTTATCGTTTGTATGAGACAGGTACACCGCTCTCAGCATTCGGTAAAGTAGTACCGAACGCGGAGTGGGGACCACAGGCCGTGGTTGTGCCGGTCAAGGAGTTATGATGCAGACTATGGTGTCCTTTGGCGATGCAATCAAGGCAGACGATTCCGGTCGTGTGCGTGGTTACCTGGTGCGCTTCGGTGGCGCTGACCTCGAGGGCGACTACTTCACTGCGTCGACTGACTTCGGTCGTCCGATGAAGTCTGGCGAGCGTGTTCCGATGAACCTCTACTATCATCACGGCCAGGACAAGCAGGTCGGAAAGTCACGCATCGGAACCGGCTACATCACCATGGACGACAAGGGCCTCTGGTATGAGAGCCAGGTCGAGATGGCCGATTCGTATCAGAAGATGATCCAGGAACTCGCGAAGTCTGGCAAGCTCGGATATTCAAGTGGCGCCACGGGTCACATGGTCGAGCGTAAGAAGATGGCCGATGGCCGCTACGAGATTACACGATGGCCGATCGGTGAGGCATCGCTCACACCGACACCAGCGGAACCGATGAACATGGTCAAAAGTCTAAAAGACATGTATGGCGACATTGAGGATGATGGCATGGAAGAAGAGATGATGATTCCAGTCGCACCTGGTGAAGACGTGGCGACCTTCGTCCAGAACGTCTACGGCGACCTTGATAAGGAAATGGTCCATGAAGGACTCGAGGCGCTTTATGAGCGTCTCTGTGCAGGTGTTACAGCTGCATATGACAGTGGACTCGGCAGCGGACATGTGGATGCGATCATCGATGCATTCGCAGTTCGTGCGAAGGAACTCAACAGCAAAGTAAAGGATCCGGCAGCGGAAGCACAAAGCCTTAAGGCTATGCTCGAGCGTCCGACATCCATCCGAGAAGTGGAGCGACGTCTGCGGGATGCAGTTCGTCTCTCACGGAGCGAGTCGCTAAGATTCGCAAAAACCATCTGGTCCGAGCTTCGGGATGAAGCGTCGAGCGAAGATGTAACCATCGTCGACCAACCGAGCGAAGTGGACGAAGCGAAGAACGCTCTCCTCCGCCAGCTCATGATCCTGGAGTTATCCTAATGAACATTGAAC